GAATTGGAACGCTCCGCAATCTTGCATTAGTGGCTTTGATGCTTTCAGGCAAAACACCACCAGTTGCTGGAGCGACACTTGTCTTGGACGCACAACCTCCGTTGGGCGTCTTTTCACCGAATCACACACCCGCTGCTTTTACCAAACCGGCGCCGGTGTGTGGTGACCCTTTTACAGTCAATGAAGCAAATTTCTGGTATGAGCAGGTTCACAGCCTCGACTCCTCGATCATTGCACCCACAGACAGTTTCACTTGTGAAAATCTCACTACACTTACTGTGGCGTACAAACGTGAATTCGACGAGTTGCGCTCTCGACCCGCAAATACAACCTTGAAATTGCTTGAGCAGTACATTGAGTGCAACACACTACCTCAAAACGAGACTCATTCTAATTGTGATGCTGTGCTACGTGCATACCAACACCATTCTGCAATGTCTCGAGCTTTGGTGCAAACCCCTGTTGGCTCTTTTGTGCTGTATACTTACTCAGCTTGGCGATTCACAGTCAACCAAGCGCAGACTTTGATTGTCTTGGTTATGTCCGTGGACGTTTTTATTTCCCTCATCTATTTATGTTTGTTTGGCATTGTTTGTCTTGGCTTCCTCGAGCTCTATGTTCTGTACCGTTTTGTGCGCTATGTTTATAGACTCTGTCGCAAGATTTACCTTACTAAGGTGTACCACAAGTACGTCTCAGAAGTGGTGGTTAGCAACACGAGCAGCATTGAGCTCACGAAATGGGTCAGCTCTGATCCAGGTGGCCACTTGTTTGACACAAACAAAGGCCGTGCGAGAATCACTCACACTGAATTCGCAAAGCTTATGCAAATGCACAAAGAAACTGAGGGTCGCTACGAGACCGCCAAAGAAGGCAGCCTGCACCAACCAGCCTCAAAATGGCCAACGGGTGGTTGTTGGATGCTCAAAAGCGTGGACAAAGTGTTGAAGGACAACGCTGGATGTATTCGAGTTGCTATTGCAGGAAAGGATTTCCTTGCTTGTACCGCTCATCAGATGAACGAGTACGAGGAAGGAGAGATGATCTTCCTACAAGGTCCCACAGGAGCGCGGACCGCTTTTTCTAAAGACAGC